AACTTGAATTTCGTGAGGTTTTAATCTAAACCTATTATATGAATCAGGTTTTTTATTTTTTTGACTTTCCAAAATCAGCTAAAGATTGTCCGCCTAACATAGCGATTAAACTCCACCAAATTTTTGATACAGAATCTTCATCAACCCCTAGATAGTTTGCAATCATAGGAACTAAAATTGATGAAATTCCTAACCACACCTTCTTAGAAGATAATAGTTGTGTAATTATGTAATTTTTCATGTTATCTATTTTTAATTATTAATTTTATATTCTTGCCACCCAAATTTATAATTTCTTTCATAAGTAAATCCATAGCTAAAGTTGAATTATAAACAATGTTATGTTGGCTTCCTTTTCCTACTAGAATACAGCCTCTTGAATCTTTAGCGGTATTACCTCTATGAAATAGTATATAATCTCGGTTTGGCACATCTTCAACTAGTAAGTGTAAATAATCTCTAGTCGCACTTTCTCTTGGGTATCTCATTCTTACAGAATATTCTCCGGCCGGAATACTTGATATACTTTTTTGATTATCTTTATAAGGCAACTCTAAAGTATCACAAAACAATTCTCCGTTTACAAAAAGCTCACCTACAATACTTTCTTCTGTAAACATTTCTCTTATTATTAAGAGGTTTATATGACTTTGATTAGAGATAGTATGCTTTGTAAATTTTACACCCTTTAACTTCTTTAATAAGCTCCTTACGCATTTTAACACTTTTTTCTTTGTTTTTGTTATACTTAGGATTTGTGCTGTTTAGTTTACGCTTTTTCATTTTTTAAATTTTATGAATTTATAAATAGTAAAACATATTGCTAGAATTAAAGAAACAAAAGTTAAAATCTCATTGGCTTCAACTAAAGAAACTCCAATCGCACTTCCGTTAGCTATTCCTACTTGAAGCGTGTCTTTTAGGTCGTTCATTTGTGTTAGGTTTTGGCTTACTTTCCAAGTAGGATTTTAGCTTAGTTATGTTAATTTTTTTTGGTTTGTAGTGTTTTTTCATATATTTAATAATCACTTGAAGATAAAAAATCTCTTAAAGTTAATTTACCCCCTTTTTGCATTGGTCTTTCTAAGTTCATTCCGTTGTAGTATGCGTTTTTATCAGGATTGACATTAGCACCACTATTTGTATTGTATTCAGGAAAACTAGAACTATTATTACAAATATACTTAATCATTCTTTCCGTATAATATTCTGCTGTATTTCTGATTTCTTCTCTAAGGTGTTGTGCTTCTTCAGTTGATAAGCTAGTTCCCGTTTCTGAAGTTTTAGAATAAATATTACCGTTTTCAATTTTAAATCTAAGATAGGGTACAGCGTGAAAAAAAGCCCATTGCGGTAGCATATCGCCTATGTAATCATCTAGCAAAGTTTTATAAGCAGCATTAGCAACATTGCCTATTGTTCCGGCTGTAATTAAATCTTTTAGCTTTTGGTTTAAATTAGTTCCTAGCTTTGTTTCTACATAAAGCTTTTGTGCTTGTCTAACATAAGGAAGTAGTATGTTTGTATCTACATTCAAATTAATTGCAGTAGATTCTTTTAATTTCTGTTCTGATATAAATAAAACGTATGCCATAATTTTTTATTCTAAAAATCCTTGATTAACCATAGTTTTAGGAGCTTTAGCAACTAAACTATCATTTCTTTTAACTGTAAAACCTTCACTTCTTGCTTTTGTTACAGACACTATTTTGTCTGTTGTTATATTGTCAGGGTAAACAACAAAATCATCATCACTTGCCGGAGCTTTAAATATTCTACGCTTCCAATAATGATGACAATTTCCGCCGCCTTTCCATAACCAAATTGAATAAGTATTAGCACCTCTTGGCCCCCAACCCGGATTCACAGCTTTAGTTCCCATACTAATTATGTTTTCTTTACGATACATTTTATTAGCTCTCATCATTTGTCTGCAAAAATCTCTAGTTTCACCCTCTTGACTTAAAGCATTATTTTTAGTATAAACATATCTTACTTTATAAAAAGCTGTTTTGTTTTTATTAAGCCCATCTTGCTCACTTCTAGTGTTTGGTGTTGCTCTACCGGTTGAAACAAAATTAAATTTTTCACTAGCTACTTTATTTAATTCAGCTTCAAAATCAAAATCTTCATGTTCTTCTTCTACTTTTTCTTCATCTACTAATTCCCAACCTTCAGGAATATCCTCTCCAAATTCTTCAATACATTTTTCTAGTTCAGTTTTTTCTACACTACAATTACATTTTTTTAAATTAGTTATTTGTTCGTGATTTTCGCAAGGCATATAATAAGTGTTGCCATCTTGCGTGTGTTGGTGATAGCCATTACAACCCATTTCTTTAGCTTTTGCTTCAGCTTCTTCTATTGTGTCATACAAAGGCAATTCAACACCATCAGTAACCATACTGCCTACTTTAGCCATTTTTACTTCTTGCTCTACTGTTGCTTCATCTTCATCAAGTGGTGCAAGTCCAATCGCTTCTCTTATTTCATCTTGCGTTGTAACTTCGCGTATAGTTTTAGAATCAAATTGAACAGTAATTGGTTTTAACTGAACAAACTCTACTTCTAAATCCATATTGTTTACAGAAAATATAGTTTGTAAAGTATCTAAAATGTTTAATTGAAATGGTCTTACAACTGTATTAGTATAGAAGTTTGCAGCGTTTATAAGCTCGTCTGTGTTGCTTGAGAACCCATTAGTGCTATCTATCCCTAAAAGTGTCTTAGAAGTAACCCTATGCCCCGTAAGTATGTTTTGCACTAATAGTTCTTGAAGTGCTAAATACTGTTTATCTGCGTCAGAAACGCTTATAGGTGTAATCTCAGGAGTTCTAGTCTTATCATCTGAAAAGGTTAAAACAAACTTTCCTGAGTTCTTAGCCCCCGTGAACTTATCAGCTAAACTTTGCTCTATTTGCCTTCTCTCATCAGCCGTAGGCACTCCATTTGCGAAACTGATGAAATACGAACCACTAAAACCATTTTCAATATTGTTTAAGTGAAACTCAGCTACTCTTTGGTCAACTAAAGCCCAATTACAAGCGGCTATATAATCAGGAGTGTGATATATATCCATATTTGGGCTGTAAGCACCCGTATAGATTAATTGACTTCCTGAAGTCCTATCGTTTACGTTAAAAGCTGCAATAGGGTAAGGTTTATGCGTTCTTACATTACTCCAATCTGCACTTATAAAATAAGTATCTACTTTTCCCATTGCATTTGGTCGCCCGGCTCTTACTCTTTCAACGGGAACGTGATATAGTTCTGCGATTTCTGTTCTTTCTCTATTCCATACAACGTGAATAGCGTAAGCACCTTGAAGCTTAAAATCAAACGCTACTTTTTTAATTACTTGGTGTAAGCTTTCTTTTGAGTTTGCGTGTCGCATAAACTTTTTTAGCTTAACGTAAGCTTCTAAATTTATATCGTCATCAGCAACTATTAAATCTTCACCCGCAATCATTTCAGCAGTTCCGTTAATAATAGCAGCGTGTGTAGAAGAATTATAGTATAAATCAATTAAAAATTGAGGGTATAAGTTTCTCCAATCATCTGTTCCGTATTCTATATAATCACGACCACGCACCTCTTGTATAATTGGTGCTGTTGCAGTTTCTAAGTTAATTGAAATGATATTGTCTTTCATAATTTTTATTTTATATTCCCGCTAGTCTTGAATTAACATTAGCAATTAAAGTAGCATTAGTATCACTAAAAATTTGTATTTCTTCTACTGTTCCGTCATAAGGGTTTACATCAGTTGCTCTTACACCTATTGCGTCAATTAAACAATCACCCGCTAAGGTTTGGGGACTTTCTTGTGCTGTTCCGTTATGATACAAAGTAATAACATTTGAAGCGTCACGACTTATGACTATATAGTCATCACCAAAACTACCACTACCTAAATTTAGATTTTTAGAAGTTCCGCCAATTTTAATAACTATTCTAGTTGACGTGGAGTATTTTATAAACTCATTAGAAGTTGTATTGTTC